CGGCAGCAGCTCGTCCAGCTCGTACAGCAACGTCGGCGCTCGACTCCTTTTCGTCCCCTGAGGGGGACTGGGGGCCGCAGCCCCCAGAAGCTTTACAATCATCGATTCCTGCCAAGTGAGGCAGAAACTTAAAAAATAGGGATTCTCTGCGCTCTGCGCTGGCTTGTGCTGTATGTGGGCGGCAACTGGGACAACGGCTCGAATGCGGGCCTGTTCTACTTCAACGGCAACAACAGCTCGTCCAACTCGAACAGCAACATCGGCGCTCGACACCTTTTTCTTCTCCACATTTTGCGCAGGGTCTCCCACACCACATGGTGGAAATTTTCGCAACAGGACGCAGCCTAGTAGACCTCTATGGTTCGGACGGCAGCGAAGCGAAAAAGGAGATGAATCATCCTGTCATGCCGAAAAGAGTAGGCTATTTGTACGATAAGATGCTCGACAAAGACCTCATCCGAGTTGTCATCCTCGATTCGGCTCGCCACAAATACCGGCGACGCGAAGTCAGAAAGGTGCTGACACATCTGGAAAAGTATGTTGAGCGGACTTACAAAATTCTTTCAGAGGGAAGCTATGTTCCGACCCGGCCAAAGCTCAAGACAATTTATGACAACAGCAGCCAGAAGCAGCGGGAGCTGAAGATTGTGCCATTCTGGCCGGACGGCATCGTCCACCGGCTTCTCGTGGAGGCGATGAAGCCTGTCCTGATGCGCGGGATGCACCCATACAGCTGCGCGTCCATTCCGGGGCGGGGCGGCGCAAGGATACGCAAGTACCTTGCTCACGCCATGAGCTGCGACCCCAAAGGGACCAGATATGCCTGCGAGATGGACATCCGACACTTTTACCCGAGCGTCCCAATCCGGAGACTCATCCGCGCCCTTGGCCGCAAAATCAAGGACAAGCGGTTTCTTCGGCTCATCTGGGCCATTCTCAAGAGCTGCGGGCAGGGGCTGGCTATCGGATACTACATCTGTCAATGGCTAGCAAACTTTTATCTGGAAAAACTCGACTGGATGTTAGCTAGGATGCCAGGTGTGAAATATTACACTCGGTACATGGACAACATCACAATGCTCGGGCCAAATAAACGGATGCTGCACAGGGCGCGGGTTGCGGCTGAGAAATTTTTACGAGACGAACTCGGACTTGCGGTGAAAGAGAATTGGCAAGTGTATCGCACGGCCGTTGCCCGAAAAGCGAAAGGTCGCCCCCGGGCGGTGTCTGCGGTCGGATTCCGGTTTTGGCATGGATTTACTACGTTGCGGCGAAGAAATTTTTTGCGGATGCTGCGGCAGGCCAGACGGATACAGAAAAAGCAGAAAATGGGTATTCCTGTATCCGTGCAGCAGGCGGCGGGATTTCTTTCTCGTGCAGGGCAGTTGAATCACTGTAACAGTTTCCGAGTAAAGGAAAAGTATATACGAAGCATCAAAATCAAGCGTCTGAAAGAGGTGATACGAAATGAAAGTAAGAGGCAGTGCAAAGCCGGATGGGCTTTGTATGGTAGAACGCCACCCGCAACGGCCTGAAATCGCCATTGTGAGGCTCTTTGCCAACCCGACCGAATACGAGCAGCTTCAGCAGGAAGCGACCGTAACAGGGTGGGAGTACGAAGAATATCTGCTGGAAGTGCCGTATTATGACGGCCTTGTAGCCGATGTGAATGCTGCGTATGAAGGCTGGCTCGCGCAGGCAAAAGCTGCGGAGGATGCAAAGGATCCCATGGCCAAGCTGATGGCCGCACAGGATAGCACAGATACCCTTGTGGTGGATCAAGAATATCGCCTGACTTTGCTGGAGTTGGGGATGACGGCGGAAGCAGAATGATGAGGTAGAACAATGGAACTGTATGAAGTGTGCGCTCGGATGATTGAGCGCGGCAAAACTAAGGGACTACGTAAGAAGCTGGACGTGTTTTATGCCAGTGGCCGGTTGAGCGAGGAAAAGTATAAGAAGCTCTGCCAGATGCTTGGTGAATGAGGCTGCGAGGAGGTGCTGCATAGTTTTGAGCCGAGAACAAAAACTCGAAGCTCTGCTGGCATCGGCGGTTCGTCTGTTAGATGAATGGGAAGATATCTCTGTTGAGACAGGCGAAGAACCGGAAGGATATGGTGAGCAGAGAGCAATCCTGCAAGCCGAGTATGATGCCATAAGACGTTGAGAGAAGCCGTGCTGGTGGTCAGCACGGCTTTTTTGTTTGAAATGGAGGTGGATTTGTTGATTTCTCCTTATAAAGGCACATTCAGGGTATCACAGGCGTATCGCAACCTGCGGGCGAATGGAACGTACCACCAAGGGTATGATCTGGTAGGTATTAGCGACAAGAACATCTATTGCCCGATTTATGGCACGGTTGTTCGTGCCGGCTGGGAATGCGCGACACTCCCGAAGAAAGGCTTCGGCCAGCGTGTTGTGGTCCGGATCGGCACGACTGCCTACTATATGTATTTTGGACACCTGTCCAAAATCAGCGTGACCGCAGGCCAGAAGTTGAAGCCGGGCGACCTTATCGGTGTCGAGGGAAGCACGGGCCACAGTACTGGAAGCCACCTGCACTGGGAAATTCGCATCAATGACATTAAGACGGGCTATGTGTCGGTGTATCATTATGCAGGAATCCCCAATATGCCCGGTTCGGCAGCGTATACGTCTAACTGGGAGGCTGAAATCTTCGGCCCCGGAAATCTGAAAAAATCGACCAGCGGTTATCCGCAGCGGCTATACAATGCCGCGCTTCAAGGAGCGCTGGGCATCAACCAAGACGGCATCTTCGGTGCAAACACTGAAAAGGCCGTCAAGGCGTTCCAAGCAGCGCACAATCTGACTGCGGACGGCATCGTTGGAACGCAGACAAAGGCGGCGCTTTCTAAGCTGCTTTGAGAAAGGGATAAGGTATGAACACTGCTACTATCATTACGGTTGCTATTATGGCTGTGGCGTTGGTCGTTGTTGCGGCCTGCATGATTCGTCTGGGATACAAGGCTCTGCTGGCCGAATGGGCGATTGAGGCCATCACCAAGGCCGAAAAAGAGTTCGTTGGCACCAAGCTGGGCGAAGCCCGTTTGGCGGTTGTCGTGTCGTGGCTGCGCGCAAAGGTTCCTGCTCCTTTGCGTTTTCTGGTCACGGACAGCCTGATTCGGAAGGTGGTGCAGGTGACCTTTAATGCAGCCAAGGCAGGGCTGGAGGTGCTGAAGGATGCTTAAATGGTGCGTGGAATGGCTCTTAGACCGTCTCCCCGTCACGAGATGGATCGAATTGCTGACACTCACCGACGACTGAAAGGAGGATACAGGTGCTTGCAGGAACAGCCGAAGTGTTTACTGTCACCGTTCCGGCATGGCTCTTGGCGGCGCTGGCGTTCTTAGGAACTGTTTTGGGCGGCGCGATTTCCTTTGCCGTGAATCAGCTTCTTATCAAGGGCGCGGCGGACCGTGCGGCCAAGAAGCGCGAAAAGGAAGATGAACAACGCCGTGAACGGTATATTTTGCAGATGGACAGCCGCAAGGCTACATTCGACCTGCTATCCTGCATTTGTGCCGGCATTGAGCGGATGGAAACGGAAACTGGGCAGATTTACTGGAACGGAGAGCTGAAACGCGGTCTCTCCCATTTGGAAGGCGTGGATGAACGGTACAGAGAATCAGACCAGCGGCAGCTTGCTGAACTGAATACTCGGAACAAATGACAACACCCCCGTCACCTGTCAGATGAAAAGTCGAAACAGGTGACGGGGGCGTTTTTTTGCTTTTATGCAATAAAGAATCACAAAATTCGTGATAATCTAACAATTCCCTGATTTTTCCAGAAGAAAAGAATATCTTTTATTGTAAGGAGCGAGCGAGTATATGATTAGAATTTTACTGTCCAAGAAGCTAGGCGAGCTGAAATGGACGCAAGCAGATCTGGCACGCGCCACAGGCATTCGGCCGACTACAATCAGTGATTATTACAACGAAATCGCGGAGAGGATGAATCTGAATCATTTGGACCTCATCTGCGAAGCGCTGGATTGCGAACCGGACGAAATACTTGTACGTGTTCCAAATCCTGAACCAAGGGTAAGGAATCGTACTGGCTTTGAGAAACCCGCGACGGAATCAAAAGTTGGTATATAAGGGAAAGGGCGGCTTTCGGGCCGTCCTTTTTCTGTTGCGTGACATTTGTATGAAACAAATGCATTATAATAATGTATATAGCAGTTGAATGGAGCATTTGATGGTCCGCCGGGGTGAATTTTGTGCCACCTTGAAAAAAGTACGGTTTTGTGGTATTCTTTATGTGACAAATGATTTATTCAAGTGTTATATAAAAGTAGGTGAGCCGATGGGAGAGAATAAGACGCCGCAGGAGTTGGACTTTGAGCGGAAGCATGAAGAGTATCTGCATCGGATTCAGAATCTTCGCCTTATCGACGATAACTTTATGACGAAGGTTTTTGAAGATAAAGAGTGTTCGGAGTTTCTGCTTCAGGTGATTTTAGACCGTGATGACCTGACAATCCGTGAAGTTCACAGTCAATACGCCTTGAATAATATTCAAGGTCGCTCGGCCCGACTGGACATTCTAGCTGTGGATGAGCAGAATAAAGCCTATAATATCGAGATCCAGCGCAACGACCGTGGCGCAGAGGTCAGACGAGCCCGTTACAACAGCGGCTTGATGGATGCCAATATTACGGAGCCGGGTGACCGTTACGACCAGCTATATGAGACCTATGTGATATTTATTACTGAAAATGATATTTTGAAAGCGGGTCTTCCAATTTATCATATCGAACGGACAATCCAAGAAACGGGAATGCCGTTCGGAGACGGAGCACATATTATTTATGTGAACTCTCAAATCAAGGATGATACCAAGCTGGGCCGTTTGATGCAGGATTTTACATGCACAAACCCGGATGATATGAATTATCCGGTACTGGCGCAGCGGGTACGCTATTTCAAAGAGGACACGAAAGGAGTGGCAACTATGTGCAGAGCTTTTGAAGAAGTAAGAGAAGAAGCGCTTCGCGAAGGAGAGCGTAAAAAGGCATTGAAAAGCGCATTGGAAATGTTGGCAGATGGCGTTCCTTGTGACAAGGTTGCCAAGTATACGGGTTTGACGATTTCGGAAGTAGAAGAACTTGTTGGCAAAAAGCCCGCTTGAACAATGTGCTATCTGATTGCGAAAAATAAGAATGGGCATGGTTGCTATGCGCTGAAAACGACACATGGTAAGGCGCTCGTTGAATTGAAACGTGGACTTAATAAGACAGCAGCTCCAAAGGGAATCCAGCTGGTGACAATCAGCCGTCCGAATGCGTATGGTGAGTATGCACCATACCATTTTGTACGTGATGAAACCGAATTTGCACACGCGGTTCACGAATTGTGCAAGTGAGAGCGGCAACTATGTGCAGAGCTTTTGAAGAAGTCAAAGATCTCGATACGAAGCGGTCTGCTTGATGGCGTGACATCATTTTGACAGCAATTTTCGTTGTAGTCAAAAACACACAATGGACGGAGCGGAAAATACACTTCGCCAAACTGGGAAACTGTACCTGTTACAACCAGAAAATAGCTTTCCAGAATCGAGCTCGAGTAATGAAAATTTGCCTTCCGGCTTTTTAGACCTCCAAAAAATAGAACACAACAGCGTATAAAAACAGCCCCGCTTTCAAGAATTTTCGCTTGAAGGCGGGGCTTTTTTGCGCCCGAAGTAACAGAAAAGTAACACCCTGGGCGGAATCAAACCAGTATCACGGTTTCTTTTCCTCCGGGCAGGCCAGGGCTTCCAGACGATCCGCGACGTTGTTTGCACGGTCCGGGTACAGGTGGGCGTAGGTGCCGAGCGTTGTCGAAATTTTTTCGTGCCCAAGGCGCTGCTGCACCAGAAGGGCGTCCGTGCCCATGTTGATAAGCAGGGAGGCATGGGAGTGCCGTATATCGTGCACCCGAATGACCTTCACGCCGGTGCGCTGGCAGCAGCGCTCCAGCTGCTCCTTTAGCCAGTATTTGGTGCATTCAAACAGGCGTTCTTCCGGCTGGTATTCGTAGAGCTTGGCAGCGTATTCCCGAATGATTTCCAGCAAGAAATCCGGCACTGTAATGAACCGCTTGGAACGGCGGGTTTTCGGGTCTGAAATGACGTCCTCGCCATTCAGGCGGGCGTAGGAGTGCCGCACAAAAATGCCCTTCCGTTCAAAATCCACATCGGCCAGGGTGAGGGCCAGCAGTTCGCCTTCCCGCATACCGGTCCAAAACAGAATATTGAACGCAGCGTATGCCGTAGGGTCTGACATCCCGGCAATGAACTTCTGAAATTCTTCCAGCGTCCAGAACTGCATTTCTTCGGCGCTGCTTTTGCCCATGGACCCGGCCAGGGAAACAGGGTTTTCTTTCAGGCCGTAATATTTCCCGGCGAACCGAAACAGGGCGCTCATTTGGTTGTTGATGGTTTTCAGGTAGGTGGCAGAATACGGCTTCCCGTTCTTGTCCCTGGCGTCGATCAGGTGATTTTGCCAAGCGCGAATTGACGAAACCGATACTTCATCCACAAGCTGATCCTTGAAGTAGGGGAGGATCTTCGTTTCAAAGATCCATTGCTTCATTTCGTAGGTGGTGGGCCGGAGCCTGGTTTTTGCATCTGCCATGTAGAGCTCCACCAGGGAACCGAATTTCATTTTTGTGGTGAGTGAGCTTTTCGCCAGGTATTCGCGCTCGTAAGCCAGGGCATCCGCCCGGCGGGCAAAGCAGCTTTTCTTTATTTGTTTCCGCTTACCGGTCCAGTCCGTAACGCGGAAGATGCAATACCATTCGCCGGTTTTCTGGTTTTTGTATGCAGGCATGAGACTCCTCCATTTGCTGCTTTTCAACAGCTTTCCACAAAGTTTTCAACAAGTAACGCGGGTAACGCGTTGGTAACGCTTACGGTAACGCGTTACCAATAAAAAGTTGAAAACACAGATTTCATGTTGAAAGTGAATTTTCTTCACAGGGATAGAATTTCAAAAACTGACGAATAAACGAAAGAAAGAGATTCAACGAGTTTTCAACATTCGCACCCGGTAACGCGTTGTCAACGCGTTACCACCCAGAAAATGCAGTTTTCAACAGGCGAAACAAAACGGAACAACGACAAAAAACGATTCTTTCAACGCGGTTTTCAACGGCATAAGCTGCCGCATTCTTCCCCCTAACAACCCCTATCTTACATCCATGTATATCTAGAATATCTAACTTAATCTTAGATATTATTATCTTAGATATAGCTTAATAATATAATATATAGCTTATGGGTTAGATTGAGAGGCGGACGTTTGCGCGGCGCCACGAAGACATGGCGCAGACCTTTTTCGTGACGTGACGAAAATGGTCCGGCAGTTGCTTACAACTTGACAGCAGCTTGAAAAATGAGTTCAACCCGTGCGATCCGAAAAGTTGAACTTGATGCCGGAAAACGCGCGGAAATAGCCTATTTTTGTGATTGAATACGCGCAAAACGTGCGGAATTGGCCTGTTTTTGTGATTGAATGCGCGCAAAGCGTGCAATAGCGCGAGAAAAAACGCGCGGCGCGCGAATAACGCCCAGGGCGGCCGTTTAACTTGCCGGTAACTTGCCAGAGCAACGCCAGAAGCCCCAGGGAAGCCCTGTCGTGACCTTTTACAAACCGATGCGGAAAGCTTGACAAAGAAAAACAAAACGCCCACAAGGCCGCTTTCCGACGGTCTGGTGGGCGTTGCTTTTTACTGCACGACGGAGCTATCAACCCAGAGGTCGGAAACTTCGCCCGCCATTTCTTCGGCACCGATGGAGCCAGAAGCAATTTTGGAAATGAGAGCGGAATCGAGCGAGAAGCTCAAAAACTTGTTGCCGCTGGCTGGATTCACGACCCAGTAATCAATGGCCTTGCAAGCATCAAATCCGTGGTTCAAGACTAGATCCTGGACGGATTCAAAGGCCCGGCTTTCCGAATTGCTGACCGGGAAGGCCTGAACCTTCACCACGATCTGGCCGTCGCAGGCACCGCCAACGGTAAGACTTTCGATTTCGCCATAGGACAGTGAAAGCCCCGGCGCTTCGACCTGTCGGCCGGTGCGGTTTGTTGTGAGGACGCTTGCGTCGAGCATGAAGGGCTCCGCTTCCGATACGGCAGCGGAAAGAGAGGCGGCGATACTTTCCGAGGATTCGGAAGCGGCAGCGGCGGCGGAACTAGAAACGCTTTCGGAAGCCGCAACGCTTGAAGCGACAGAAGCCGAAGATGCAGCCTCCTTGTTGCGATATTTGCCGCTGTACTTGATGATGCTATAAGCACACATGGCGAGAAAGATTAAAAGGCAGATTCCGCAAAATTTCAGAATGCCCTTCAAGATTCGTTTTATCGTGTTCATGTTTTCCTCCCTGGGCAGCTTGCCCTTTCACTTCCGAAACCAAATCAGCCCGCAGCGGAGGAGTTCTCTTCTGAGACGTTCTTCTCCACAATGGCCGTGTTCTGCGATGCGGCGCCTTCCGGCAGTTCCTTCAACGCCTGAATATACCCCAAGAGCCGGTCGAGCTGCCGATCAGACAGGGAACCGAGTTCCCCGGCGATTGCGGCCTCCGCCGGGCGCTGGGCGGCCGCTGGCGGTGCGTGTGTTGGGCTTATAGGCTCGCGGCTGTCCGTAACGCCGAGAAGGTAATCCACAGAAACGCCGAAATAGCGAGCAATGGCGGTTTTAATTTGGTCGTTTGGTACGCTTTTTCCGTGTTCATAGAACGACACGGTCGGTTTTGAAATGCCGAAGATGCGGCCGAACTCCTCCTGCGTCATGTGGCTTTCTGCGCGTAGAAGCCGGATTCTATCTGAAATACTTGCCATGCCGCAGCCTCTTTTCTTTAAGTTTATGATTCCTAAACAATTATACACGAATGGTGAAAGGATTTCAATTAAAGAAGTTCAAACTTGCAGTTTAAGAAAATAAAACTTTTCTATTGACAGCGGCAGAAAGTTTGATTATAATAAACTCGAAGTTTGAGAAACTGAAACCAAGGAGGCGAAAACCACATGAATTGCGAACTTCTGAAAGAGACCAGAAAGCAGGCGGGAATCACCCAGGAGGCCATGGCAAAAAAACTCGGCTACAAGGGAAAAGGCAGCTATTGCCTTCTGGAAAACGGAGATGTGAAGTGCACGGTTGAGCAGGCAAAGATTATTGCGGAAACAATCGGCATGAGCATGGAGAAATACCAGCAAATTTTTTTGGCTTGAAAGTTTGAGCTTCTCGAACCTATCACAGACAAAAGGGAGGAACACACATGAATTTGTACGAAATCAGCGTGGTGGATGGCAAAGGCATTACCCACAAGTCGAAGGTCTACGAAATTAACGTGGACGCTGCTTTCAAAGAAGCGTTTATCCAAGGGAGAATCTGCGGAGCCGAAAAGCTGGACGACTGCACGGTGCGGCAGATCCAGACAAACGCAGGCGTTTCCAAAGACACCGAACGCGAGTATTTGGGCCGAATCAAGAACATTCTGGATGCCCTGGGCCCGAACAGCTATTGCGCAATGGCCTTTGAAGGCTGCGTGGGGGATGCTGAGGAGAACATCGACAACGATTTTGCGGTCAGCATGAAGGGCCGTTGGCAGACCGAGTGCAAGGCCCACGAGAACATCCGCAAGAGCCTGACCGAAAAGGTGAACGCCCAGGGCCAGCGCATTGCAGAGCTTGAAGCCGAATTGCAGGAGGCCCGGCGGATGGAGGGACAGGCACGGAAGGAGGCTGCGGAGGCCAAGATCGCCCTGGAAAAGGCGAAGGAAAAGATCCTCCCGGACAACGTTGCCGCAGAACTTACCATTATGCTGCGGAAGCAGGCCGACGAAGCCGCCAAGGAGGCGCTTTACTACGCGGACCGGATGGCGGCAGAGGTTGAAAACTCCGTCCCCGTTGGCGCGTCCAACAGTGCAAAGAACTTCCGCAAGTGCCGCAAGGCCCAGGTTGATGCGCTGCGCCTGCTGGGTGCGCTGGGAAACATTGGAGGCTCGGAAAATGACGATTGACGAGCTCCGCATACTGCGCGGCCTTTCCATGACGAAGCTGTGCGAAGCCGCAGGGCTTTCCATGGGGGCGGTTTTCAAACTGACCAGGCCAGGCGCGGAACTTGAACGGGCCCAGCTGGGCACCGTTATGAAGCTGGCCGCCGGGCTGGGCGCGGTGATTACCGTTGACCCGGAGGGTGTGACAATAAGACCGAAGGAGGAAAACCGATGAAAATTACTTTTATGACCTTGCAGAAGGCCTCCATTGTGTGCCTGGGTGTGGGAATGTTCCTGGCCCTCGGTTCCGCTGGTACGTTTGAAACGACCGGCGAAATCCAGACCGGCGTTTATGTGGCGGCGTTTGTGTTCCTGCTGGCTGCCGGGCTGCTTATGCGTTTGAGCTTTGCCCTCCAGGACTACGAGGAGAAGCAGCGCAAGATCCACAAGGCCCAGCGCGGCACCGTGAAGAAGCCAAGCACGAAGCGGAAGGCAGGCTGACCATGTTTCACACAACGGTGAAATGCGTGGACTGCGGCGCGCTTATGGTTGACGTGCCGAGCAATACAAAGCGCTGCGCCGTCTGCCGCGTGGGCCACAACAGGGAATCCGTTCGCAAGGCGAACGAGGCAGAGCGGGCCAGGCTGGCCGCGGAGGCCGCAAAGCCGAAGCCTCGGAACCTGGACGACGACCTGGAAGTCTTGAAGAAATACAACGAGCAGCGCCGGGCCGCAGGCCTTGAACCTTTGAGCTATGGCGTTTGGAGGTCCAGAGGGGCCCCGGAGGAATACGCATGAAAGAATTTGACAGCATCCGCGTTGTTGACAAGGGCGAGAGCATTTCTTTTGAAATGACCGGCGACGTTGCAGAGGATCCGTATACGGCAATCATGTTTCTGTTCCGGGCAACTGCTGGTCTGATCGCGGCCATGATTAAGGACAACACGGACCCGCAGGAGGTGGCGGCGTCTTTCACAAAGGCGTTTACTGACTACATCGCCCAAGACATCCGGGACGAGCGGGAGCGCCGGGCGGAGGAGAAAGCAGGGAAAAAGGAGGCGGAACCGTGCGAAGGGTGACAATCACCGAGAGAGAAGCCGAGTTTGGCTTCTATACCCCGCCGATGAAAGGCGGAATCCGGGACAGCGGCGAACTTGTGACGTTCCTTCTGGAAGCCGCCAAAGCTGTGATCGTGGGCACCGTGAAGGACGATGCAGACCCTGACAAAGTGGCCCAGGAATTTGGCGCGCTGCTTTCCAGGAACATTGCAAGGACCATCCGGGAAAACCGGGAGAAAGCCAAAGGAGGCGAAAGGCAGTGATTCTTTTGTTTGCTGGCGGCCTGGTAGCTGGCGCCTGTGGCGGTTTCTTCGTGCTGGGCATGGTTTCCGCCGCCCGGTACGCAGACTGCAAGGACCGGCGGAACCGCCCGGAAGAAGACCGCTGGAAGGAGGAAGACCAGTGGCCGTAAGTGAAACCTGGCGGGACGTGCCCGGCTATGGTGGCAAGTACCAGGCAAGCGACATGGGCCACATTGCAAACACCTTCTGGCACGGCCAGAAGCGCAAGAACGGCGGCCGCACGATTCTAACTCAATATAAGCGCAAACCGAGAGGAAAGGCCAAGTTACAGAGTGCGAAACGTTACGTCCACCTCACGGACCTGGAAGGGAACATGAGGGAATTTTCCGCCGCAAAGATCGTGGCAGAAACATTCCTGGGGCCAGTCCCAGCCGGAAAAGTGATTTTTCACAAAAACGGCAACCCGGCAGACAATTCAATTTGGAACCTGGCTTTCTGCACCCGGCAGGAATTAGGCCGCATGACCGGAGCGGACAGCTCCCGGCGGCCAGTGCTGAAATTCAGCGCCGCCGGTGAACTTCTGGAATGTTATTCCAGCGCCCGCCAGGCTGCCAAACAGAACTATTTCAGCTACCAGGCCATAATTGACCGGTGCAACGGCAAGTGCAAGCGGCATATTTTGGCCCCGGACGGCAACTATTACGCCTGGGACAACACCGTGAGCATAAACCGGGCCAGAAAGGATCTCCGGGCGCTGGCCCGGCAGGAAGGCCGGATATTTGCCCCGGCAAATTGGCCGTGGCCGTCTACCTAAATTTTACCATGAAAAGAGGTTTGAATAAATGAGTAAATTTGCCACGAAAGCGGCCGACAGCCCTTTCTATTTGGCACGAATGGAGGCCTCAAAGGTCAATGACCGGCTTGCAAGCCGCGAGGGCGCGGCAGACGAAACAGGCATTGACCGCTCACGCATGGCCCGCGTGGAGCTGGGCAGCGCAAACCCGACGCCGGAAGAAGTGCTGCTGCTGGCTGACACTTACGACGCTCCGCAGCTCTTGAACTACTATTGCTCGATGTGCTGCCCGATTGGCCGCCAGAACGTGAAGCCCTGCGCCGTGCAGGAGTTCGACCGCGTTATGATGCAGGCACTTGCCGCCTTGCAGGGCACCGACAAAATCAGCGCCGCTATTATTTCCATTGCCCAGGACGGCCGCGTGGACCCCGGCGAGGATGTGCAGATGGGCGAGATCCTGGCGTACATGAAGAACGTAGCGACGGCAGCAGAGGCAATGCAGCTTTGGATCAAAAAGAACCTGAAAGGAGAGGCCTGCAATGGCAAGAAGTAAGAAAACCACCCGGGAGCCTTCCAAAATGGTGCGCGTTGACGAAGCGATGGAAATTTTGAGCGTTTCCAAGTCTACCGCCTACCACACCATCCAGAAGTTTAACAACGAGCTCCGCGCCAAGGGATACGAAGTGCCCCGGGGCCGCGTTCCTCGCAGCTATTTCATGCAGCGGTGCGGCTTATGAGTGAAGAAGAAACCAGAGAGCGCACCAGCGCGATTCTCGGCCGCCCTGTGAGCGATTCCGCATGGACGGAAGCCTGGGAGAAGGCCAAAAGAAAAATCCGCCATATCGCAGAGTTCTGCGGGTATGACGGATGCAGAGAGCGGCCCGGCTATATGGCGCAGCTTGCAGCGGAGTACATCCGCGAAGCGACGTTTTCAGCCTGGACAATAAAGAGAGGGGCCGCCAAAAATTGACGACCCCAGAACACACACCGACAGTTTATCACGATTATTGCGAAAAATCAAGGAGGACACACAATGGAACTTTTGACGTTGAGCCTTGAAAACTTCCAGGGCTTGAAGCATGAGGAAATCCAGTTGGACGGCCACAGCGCCAGCATTTACGGCCGGAACGCCAGCGGAAAAACTACCATTTTCAACGCCATCACCTGGCTGCTTTTTGGCAAGCCGAGCACCTGGGCGAAGAACTGGGACCCCAAGACAAAGGGACCCAACGGGGATTTGCACAACCTGGAACACAGCGCAACCGGCACCTTCCGGCTGGACGACGGCCAGACTGTGACCTTGAAAAAGGTTTTCCGCGAGGTATGGAAGCGCAAGCGTGGCAGCGCCGCAGAGGAGTACTCCGGGAATACCATTGACTACCAGATCAACGGCGTTCCTTGCAAGGAAAAAGAGTACATGGCGGCCGTCCAGGAGTATTGCAGCGGCGAAGAAACCATGAAGCTGCTGACCATGCCCGATTACTTCCCCTCCGTTATGGACTGGCAGAAGCGCCGGGAAATTCTGCTGGATATTTGCGGCGACGTTTCCGACGCCGACGTGATCGCCAGCACCCCGGAGCTGGCAGGGCTTCCCGAGTTCCTTAAAATGCCCGGCAGCACGACCCGCCTCTATAAGGTGGACGAGTACAGAAAAATCGCTGCCGCCAAGAAAACCGACCTGAACAAGAAGATCGAGGCCATTCCGAACCGCATTGACGAGGCAAGCCGCGCCATTGACAAGGACCTCCCGACGCCCGAAGACCTGGCGGCCAAGCTGGCCGCAGCGGAGGCCGAGGAAACCAAAATTGCAGAGGAAAAGCGGGCAATTCTGGCCGGTGATACTTCGGAACTCCGCAGCTCCTTGGCAAACGCCAAGGCGGACTATGCAGCGGCAAAATCCGAGTACATCGAGGAGGGCAGCGAGGCCCGGGCCGAGCACCGCAAGGCACAGGAGAAGGCAGAAAGCGAACTGCTGGAAGCCAAGACGGAGGCTGCCAACGCCACCGCGGATGCCCGGCGCAAGAAAGCAGACTTGGAACACATGAAGGCCCGCCGGGAGGCTATTCTGGCCGAGTACAAGGAAGCAGCGGCAGAAACCTGGGACGAGCACCGCGAGATCTGCCCGACCTGCGGCCAGGCTTTGCCGGAAGAAAAGGTGGAGGAGCTCCGCGCAGACTTCCTCCAGCGCCGGTCCGCCAAGCTGGAAGCCATCAACACCAAGGGCAAGAAGGAAGCCAGCAAGGAAGCCATTGCCCAATTTGAACAGGACATTGCGGCCCTCGAAGAAAAGGCAGCGGCAGCCGAGGCCCGCGCCGATGAAATTTACACCTCTCGCAAAGAGACCATCAAGGCAGAGCCGCCACGCCCGGACTTCTCCGAAACTGACCGCGGCCAGGCCATTGCGAAGACTATCCAGACGATTTCCGGCCAGATCGAGGCGGCCGAGCAGAAGCAGAGCACAGCCCTCCGCGAAGTGAACGAGCGCCAGCAGGCAGCTATGAACAACTGCCGCCAGATCCGCTATATGCAGAGCCAGGCAGAGGCAGCACAGCGCCAGCGCCAGCGCATTGCAGAGCTTGAAGCCGAGGAAAAGAGCCTGGCTGCGGAATATGAGAAGACCGAGCAGGGCGTTTACCTGTGTGAAGTTTTCGTAAAAACCAAAGTGGCCCTGCTGACCGAACGAATTAATAGCAAGTTCAAGTCTGTGAGCTTCCAGCTTTTCCGAGAGCAGACAAACGGCGGCGTCGCTGACTGCTGCGAAGTTCTGGTGCCCGGCGAGGGCGGCGCCATGGTGCCGTATTCGACCGCAAACAAGGCGGCCGTGGTAAACGCTGGCCTGGAAATTATCGCCACGCTTTCCCACCACTACGGCGTCCGGCTGCCTATTGTGGTAGACAACGCCGAGAGCGTGACCGAACTTCTCCCTGTTGATTCCCAGGTGATCCGCCTGGTCGTGAGCGCAGAAGACGAGAGCCTGCGCGTGGAGGTAGACAAATGAACGAATCTTTTATGCGGAAGGTTTACGAGAACCCGACCGAAAACGTGATGCAGCAGGGATTGAATTTTTACAGCCAGCAGTTCAAGAGCCTTATCAAGACCTTTCCGTCCGCGGATATACCCATTTTCCTTGCGGCTATGAAATCCGTTCACGACGGCATCCGCGGCGTTTTGCCTGCGAATGGCCCGGAACTGGAAGACGACATTTTGAAGCACATCACCACGGTTGTAATTCCGTTTCCGGGAGGGGAGAAATGAGCGCCAAGGACAAAGACCAGGAGCCCGGCACGTTTATGATCCAGGCTTGCCGCTGCCGCCGCTGCGGCGGTCTGCTGACCAGCAAAGAGGGCGTGAGAAACGGCATCGGCCACGTTTGCCGCATGAAGGCTCTTCGGGAAATGCCGGACCCGAACCAGGTAACGGTTTTTGACGTCCTGGGCGACAAAGAGGAGAACACACATGAAAAATAATTTTCCGTTCCGCACGCACTGGAAGAAGCCGGAGGAACCCAAGGCGGCCCCGGAAACTTCACAGTATCTGCCGCGGGCCGTTGAGCTGACCGTGGAGCAACACAAGCCGGAAGAAGGCCTGCGGGTGCTTCTGGAAGGCTTTGCGCATTACTTCAACTGCACGGCGGAGGCCCTGGGGCCGTACCCGCTGGCAGATACCGCAATGTTGATTGTGCTTTATACCCACATTGCGGCGAGCCTTTCTTACCAGGACCCGGCGGCCGCCCAGATGGCAGAGCAAATCGAAAAAGTTGTAAAGCTGCCGCCCGTAGATTTCTACGCGGCCAGCAAGAAATAAAAAAATGGAGGAACACACATGAACGCAGAAAGCACAGCAATGACCCCCGCGGCCGAAAACGCGGTTGCAGAAACAGCCACCGAGAGCATCGGCACCCGCTTTACCAAAAAGGTGCTGGCCCAGTTTGCCAGTAACACCGGCAGCCAGATTGCAGTAACGGAGTTCCAGCGCCGCCTTATCCAGGGATACTTTATCCAGATCGACCGCGCCCTGGCCGTAGCAGAGGAGGCCCGCGTGGCGAAGAACGCCAAGAACCGGGACCACAAGTGGGACGAAACCCTCCCCGTAACGTGGAAGTTCGTCAATCTCCAGGACCTGGCAATGGACCTGGTACGCTATGCCCGCATGGGCCTGGATATGCAGTGCGAGAATATGTTGTTCCCGATTCCGTACAAGAACAACAAAACGAACCTGTACGACGTGACCCTGATGCCCGGCTATAACGGTATCCGCTACGTTGCCATGAAATATGCGCTGCACAAGCCCAAGGCGGACACAATCGAACTTGTTTACAGCAATGACAAGTTTGCTCCGCACCCGAAGGACAGCCGCCACCCGGTTGCGTCCTACGAGTTCGAGATCACGAATCCCTTCGACCGCGGCGACATTGTGGGCGGCTTTGGCTACCTCGAATACGACGACCCGACACAGAACGAGCTTATTGTTATGCCCATGGCTGCCATTCGCAAGCGTATGCCCAAGTACGCAAGCGCCGAGTTCTGGGGCGGTACGAAGCAGGTCTACAACAAGGAGACCGGCAAGAAGGAAGACACCACCGTGGAAGGCTGGCTGGACGAAATGTGCCGCAAGACCCTGATCCGCGAGGTTTTCAGCGCAAAGCACATTGTACGCGACCCCGAAAAGCTGGACGAAGATTACCGCGTGATGAAGGCCAGAGAGATTGCCTATGCCGAGATC